CCTTTACAAGCAGCTTCAAAGGTCTTAACAAGGTCAAATGAAGGTAAGCAAGCAGCAGTAAGCAACTATCAGAACGGAGGGCCTAAGGGTATTTTATTCATGGCTGACGATAGGTTCGATCCAGACCTTTCGGTAAGGGAAGCTATTGATATTAAAAAGACTTTAGCAAGGAACCAGGGAAGCAAGAATGTAAACCAAATAGAAACTACTGGGTATAAGGTTGATTACGTGCCTTTAGGTCTTTCACCCGTTGATTTGGATTTGTTGAACGCTGAAAACATGGACCTGCGTGCTTTGTGTAATATCTTCGGTGTTCCTTCGCAGTTGCTGAATGATCCTGATAATAAGACTTACTCCAATACAAGGGATGGTGAAAAGGCTTTAACGGCTCGTTGCGCTATCCCTATGTTAGAATCAATCAAAGACCAGTTTAACCGTAAGTTCCAAAAAGACTGGGGGCTGAAAGGTCGATTCATAGACTACGATTCGACTGTGTTTGAAGAATTACAAGAAGCCAATAAAGACAGGGTTCTATGGCTGAAAGATGCACCTTTGAAACTAAGCCGGAAACTTGAGATATTGGGTGAAAGTACAGAAGGTTACAGCCAAGAGCAGTTAGATACTATCATCATAGGTCAGGGATATACCACTTTAGACGAGGTGATTACCCCTACTGATATTAATCTGCCTGCAGCTGTTAACGACTATTCCAAGTCATGGGTACCTGAAGTTAAAGTAGAGAAAGAGCCTGAGTTAGTGGTTGACAAAAAGGGAGTTTTGGGAAAGAAACCTTCATTGAAGTTAAAGACTATCGACCCGGTGGAGATAGTTAATAAGTCGGCAGACCCGTTAAAGTTTAAAGCGAAGCAGGATGCTATTTTAGCAAAGAATGATATGTTGACAAATTTACTTGACAAGATATGGGAATTACAGTAGAGGATATTAATTTCGAGTTAGCCCTAAGACAGAAGCGGGATGCTGAGCAGTTTAAAGAACTGAAAGAACTTTTAACACCAAAGGAAATATTACCTGATGGAGTGAAAGAAAGTATCGAGGCTCAGACGCTTGTATTAAAGGGGTTCACAGACGTAATAAACGAAACAGTAGCAGCCGGGGCAGAGTTAAAGCAGCTTATCAAAGAAAAGGATCTGTCTGTAAAAGTAGAAACCAATCAGGAAAAAGTAGTTACCAAGTTGGAAGATATGTGTAAGCTTATTTTAGATGGTCAGAAAGCATTACTTAAACAGATGGAACAACTTAATAAGCCTAAAAAGTATTCACACGTATTTATAACCAATTCGGTAACGGGATTAATCGAGTCTTCAATAACAAATCAATTATAAAATGGCAAAATCAACTAACACGTGCAACAACTTTCTTGCATTAGTGTACAACGCAACTGCATGGGCTAATATTGCCGATAATGCAGCTTCTTCACCTGTAACGAATACTTATGTAGCTTTGGCTACTGCCAGTTATTCAGTAGGTTCAACAATGAGTACCAATGAAGCCACGTACACTAACTATGCCCGTCAAACGGTGGTAAGAAGCACAAGTGGATGGACTGCACCCGCATCCAGGGCTACAAGTAATGCGGCTCAGATTACTTTTCCGCAGTGTGGTGCATCAGGAAACACTATTACAAGTGCAGCGGTAGGCAAAGCAACAGGTGCAAGTGATATCTTTCACTATGGGGATTTGAACGCTTCTATTTCAGTAAGCAACCTTATTCAACCTGTATTTGCTATCGGCGCAATAACCATAACAGAAGCATAGATGAATTTACACGAACGATTCCCACCACTTTATACCTGTTCTGTTTGCGGTAAGGCTGTCAAGGTCATACCAAAAGGAATAGGCAATGAACCAGACTACGAGTATCATAAAGACTGCCCACATAGAGGGGTAACTATTTATGCGAACAGAAAGGTAACATTGAGGGGTAAGGGCAAACTAAACACATTACAAGAAGCACAATACAAAGTAACCGTTTCAGTAAGGCAGTTGCTTAGTTGGCTAACAGGTAGAAGTATTTAATATGGCAGGATTCACTAAAATAAAAGACATTGTAGATAGTCAGGTGGTAAACGGTTCAACCCGTTTTTACACATGGAGAAAATCCCCAACACAGACTACTCCCGCAGGTCTTTGGTTTGATTTGTCAATGTCCCCTGGTAACCCTGTACCAAAGTATTGGTTTGATGCAACCCCTTTAACGGCAGTACAAGTAAAGCAGTCCACAGATGGTGGTATGTATCATGGTGCTAATGTAACCCCTTCACAGAAGTATCTAAGGGAGTTAATGGCTATGACAGTAACAGCTACGGCATTACCTATGCCAATGATGCTACTTGATTACCTGATGTATTACCCGACTATTGATGATTCTATTACAGACGTGCAAACAATGACCAACGGGGTTACATTACCAAGATACACCACAGGTGCAGGGGTACAGATGATAGCGGTATCTGATGCTACAAGGACAGGCGGCCAGACGTTTACAGTAAGTTATACTAATTCAGACGGTACGGCGGGAAGGACTACACCGAACGTATTACAAAGCGGTTCTTCTGTCAATGGCAACCTTTTAAATTCGTCTTTGTCTAATACTGTAGGGGCTGCGAGTGGTGCTTTTATTCAGCTGCAGGCGGGAGATACAGGGGTTAGAAGTGTGGAGAGTGTAACTATGAACGGTGCGGATGTAGGGCTTTTTACGATTATCTTAGTTAAGCCTATAGCACAATTCAGCATCAGGGGTATTGACGCTCCCGTAGAAGTGGACTACTTTAAAGACTTCCCCGTAATACCGCAGATATTTGATGATGCATATTTGAACTTGATTTGTTTGCCGCAGGGTTCACTTGCTGCAACCGCAATACATGGAACCATTAAAACAACTTTTTATTAAAACTAAATAAATAATCATGGCAGGTTTTTCTTCAATGGACAATTTTATCAACGCTGTTACTTCCAATAACCAACGATGGAGGGCGGATTGGAATAAGAACTTCCTGCCAACAACGGCAGCAACGGCAGGGCAATGGTCTTTCCTTGCAAGGGGTGCAGGTAACCCAACTTCTGATACAATCTATAACGCAGGTACTAACTTGACATTTCAGCCTACCTACGATTCTACATCAGGTGCAGCAGGTATCCCGCATGGTGGTAACGTAACCCCTTTGTATAAGAGTGCTATAAATGCAAGTGCTTTTACTGCGGCTGCAACGGTTGCCCCTTGTGTGTTGATGTTGGTTGACTTGTTAGGTTTCTACAGGGTTACTTCAACTACTACCATTACTTCACAGGCAATGACCAATACTTTAATGAGTTTTGCCACTATTACTGCGAGTGCTACTAATGTACTTACAACAACAAGCACAGGATCAAATATCAATATCAATCTGTTCCCTTATACGAGGGTGCAGTTCACTACTTCAGGTGTACTACCTACTGGATTAAGTGCTGCAACTGATTACTACGTTATTAAACTGACGGATACGACTATTTCGGTAGCTACTTCATACGCTAATGCGGTTGCGGGTACTGCGGTGTCTATTACAAGTGGTACAGGTTCAGGTACTAATACACTCGTAACCTTACTACCAAGATATACAAGCGGTGCAGGTGTACAGACCTTTTGGTGGGCTAATAATGCTACTCCTTTAGGTGCAGGTACCCCTAACTGTTCTTATCCTGCTTATACTAACTCAGCCCAAGCGACAGGTAGGGCAACGCCAACAGTCCTACCGGTAGGTAAAACGGCTGCGGAGAATGGAATGGTTGTTTACTCAGGTACGGGAGTGGGAAAATACGGTCCTTTCTTCCCGTTACAGTCAGGGGATGCGGGAGTTGCGAAAATTGATAACATTCAGATTTCAGCTACATGGACTTCGGGTGAATTCTCAGTAGGCATGTGTGTACCTATCTTAACTATGCCTATAACTACTTTAGGTGTTGCGAGTGAGAGGGACTTAATGAATCAGATACCATCCATGCCGAGAATTTATGATGGTGCTAACTTACAATGGTTGATTTATAACGGTGCTGCAACCCCTGTCAATAGTGCAATAGCGGGACACATTGATTTTGCATGGAACTAAAATAAAGAGATGTTAATAGGTAACTATTCAGTGTTTAATAAGTCTGCTGGGAGATTCTTTGCGGGTAGTTCCTTATGTGATAGGTCTGATTGGAACACTTCAGGTTCAATGAGAAACTTTTACTACGGGGATAGTTCAGCTTTTAAAACAGCTTCCGGGACAATAGTACCTACTCACCCACTTGTTACCTATGGTAAGAATGTGGGCGGCGTTCCACCTTATTCGTGGATGATTCCACAGGTAGCGGGCGGGATGGCTTTAAGGGCAACAGGAGATAACACATTCGCTGCTAACTTAGTACCACAATACCTTGCTATTGCTGCTTTCACAGGCTCAGGAACAATGACTGCCAGTATCTACGGGTTAGGCAATATCATTGCTGCATTAGTAGGTAGTAACACGTTTTCAGCGAGTGTAACAGCTACGGGTAACCTTAATTTAGCAGCAACAGGAACGGGTACTATTTCGGCTGATATAACAGGCAAAGGATATGGAACTATTGCTTTAACAGGTACGGGAACTTTGAGTGCAACGGCTTCTTTGTTCCTTAACATGATTGCTGCAATGACAGGCTCAGGTAGCTTGTCGGCAGATGCAGCCCTTGTAGTATCAATGTTAGCATCCTTAACTGGTTCAGGCACTGTTTCGGCAGGAATAACAGGTCAAAAAGGGATGACCGCATCCATGACGGGTACAGGAACTTTGGCAGGTAATATGACCGCTTTTGCTAACATGATAGCCGAATTAATAGGAGAAGGGGTACTATCGGCAGGTATATCAGCAACAGCTGAAATGAGTGTTGATTTAATAGTTACAGGTACAGGACTGACTACTTCAAATGTGGGTGCTGCTGTTTGGTCTGCTTTAGCTTCGCTTAATAACGAACCTTTAACAATGGGTAACAAACTGAATAACGCAGCAAGTGCAGGTGATCCATGGAGTACTGAACTGCCAGGAAGCTACGCAGGAACAGAAGCAGGGGCAATATTAGCACAAATACAAACCTTGATTGATGAGTTACACAAGGTACAAGGATTGGATGCTGCAAACCCTGCCACCACCACAACAACAAACGTAACAGCAGGGACTATAAACGTAGATATTACAGGGGATGGGGTTACTTCAACAACTTTTACAAGAAATGATTAACCCATTATCCATAGCAACAAGGGGGAGAATAGCCAATACAGCTAAGAGGACGCTAACCATTGCGACTATTGGATGGATAACAATAACAGCCCCAGTACCTACTAACACTTCCAACGGTGGAGCCGGAAGGTATCTGCCTAATATGTGGACTACCCACGATTCAAACTATCTGAAAAGAAAAGCCATTGAAAGACACAACGAGCAGATAAAACAAATAGTTAAAATCATAACAGAATGTTTATAAAGGTATTTGAAGGCACAGACCTTTCGGATGAGTTCGACCGCAGGACAAAGAATTCTTTGAGTAAAGAAGATGAATTAATCATTGGTCTTAAATTGCTGAAAGAAAGAAACGAACTGTTAAACGAAGAAATGAACGCATTGAGAAAAGATTTAGGCATCAAGCCTATTGATTATGGTAAGTAGCCAAAAACGATTCTTAAGCCTTTTACTAACGGTTCAGAATAAGTACCGTAAGCCAATGTTTGAAGCCATACAAGCACAAATAGAGGCTTTTATTGCTCAGGGATTAGGTGGTGAACTGCCGAAAGCCCCTGTTAATAAGGTATTAAGGAAACTTTATGAAGCTGCCGGATATGCCAATGCAATGTATGTAAGGCGGTCCATCAAAAGGAACCTAAGAAAAGGCGAAGAAGATATCAGCAGCAAGGTGCAATGGATGATTAACGAGTACTACAGAACTAACCTACTTTCACAAGCGGTAACACCAATAACTGAAACCACTAAAAGGCAGATTAACCTTGTAATGGAAGAATCAGCAAAGGAAGGATGGGGGTATAAAAAGACCGTTTCAAAGTTAAGGGCTACAGATATAACCAAGCAAAGGGCTGAACTGATAGTAAGGACTGAAACAATGAAAGCAGCCAATGCAGGGGCAATGTTATCAGCAGCATCCTTTGGAATTCCAATGAATAAAGTTTGGATATCTTCACAGGATAACAGGACAAGAAGAATACCACGTAACCAATACGACCACTTACACATGAACGGGATCAAAATAGGATTTACTGATGCTTTTATCGTGCCATCCACAAAGACCATAGACGCAATGCAATACCCAGGCGACCCAGTAGGCTCTGCGGGTAACGTATGTAATTGTCGGTGTACGGTCGCTTTCGAGCCTGCACAAAGTAAGCCAGTAAGCCCATTAAGTGAGCCAATTAGCAGTCCTATCAGTAGTGGTATCGGCTCAAATGTTTTTATTGACATAGCAAACCAAGCATTTAGGATGTCAATAGTTCAGTCTTTGGTTAACGAACTGATAGCTAAAATCGAGCAGGAAGACCAACAGGAATAATATTAGAAGTATTTTTTGTATATTTGTAACTGAAATGTGTGTGTGAAATGAGGAAGTTTGAAGTTAAAGCTATGTCAGGCGAAGTGTCAGACGTAGATTCAGGCGGAAGAAAAGTGAAAGCAGTCTGGGCAAGGACTGGTAACGTGGATAGGGATAGTGATATTATCCTGCCCGGGGCTTTTACTAAAACTATTTCCGAATGTGGGCCACAGGGAACGAATGAAATATGGGCCTTAGCTAACCATTACGCAGACTTTAAAGCAGCTTTAGGCAAGCCTTCGCAAATCTATGAAGAAGGCGACAAGCTTGTTACTATTACCGATATTCTCGATACAGAGATAGGAGAAGACATCCTGAAACTATACACAGCAGGATGCATCAACCAACACTCAATAGGATTCTCAACGATTAAATCTGACTGGCAAGACCAGGAACAAAAGGTACGTCTGATTAAAGAGGTTAAACTCTACGAAGGCGGCCCGGTGCTTTGGGGTGCTAACCCTGAAACCCCTACCGTTTCAATCAGTAAGTCATTAAAAACGATTGAAGAAACCAAGAAAGACCTGAACAGCGAATTGGAATGTTTGATAAAAGCCTTTAAACATGGCACTTTCAACGATTCCACCTTTTCGCTTTTAGAAATACAAATTAAGCAGATTCAAAGTAAAATTTTGGAACTTACCACTAAGGCCGCTGTAGAAGCACCTCAGCCGGAAAACAATGAACTTTTGAAAGCTTTAAAAGAAACAAATTTAAAACTCAAAAAATTATTGTAAAATGGAAAACAACGAAATTGTTGTTGAGGTTAAAAAAATGAGCGACCTCATCGAAAAAGTAAAGTCTGATGCTGAAGCCAAAAGCGGTCAGATTTCCGCAGCTTTGGAAGCTAAATTAGCAGAGTACAAAGCAGCCGCAGAAACAAAGAGCGGTGAAGAATTGAAGGCCATCCAAAAAGAGATGCAAGACCAGTATGACGCATTCGCAAGTCAAACTAAGTCTGCAGCTACTCAAGGCGAAGTTAAGGCTATCGATACCGAAATGGCAAAGAAACTGTCAGGTATTAAGTTTGAAGAAGGAAAGGACAATGATATGACCGCTGAGTTGCGTAAGAATAAATCCTTCAGGATTGATTTGAGCGAAGTAAAAGGTATGAGCATTGCCAACAACCTTACTGGTGATCCCGTAGCAAGTTACGGACAAAGGCAGGCTATCATCCCAAGTCAGAAGACTAACTTCAGGGATTTAGTTCCTACTTTGAATACTGAAACTGGCTTATATGTATTCTATAAAGAGAATGCAAGCACTAACAACGTAGCAAGTCAGGGTGAAGGTTGCACCAAAGGCGAGAATACCTACTCATTGAGTGAGGTAAAAGTAGTACAAAACTACATTGCAGGTACAACTACCTTCTCTAAGCAGATGGCTACTTCATTGCCCTGGTTGACTGGTGTACTGCCAAGATTACTGAGCAGGGACTACTTCAAGAAAGAGAATGCCTTATTCTATGCTACTGTAACCGCAGCCGCTACTGTTGAAACTTCAAGCCAAACCGACTACATCAAGAAGTTGGTTGACTTCGTACATCAGCAGAAGACTTTGAACTTCAATACTGACGTAATCGTGGTAAGCTACACCGACTTAGCTAACCTGATTATCAGCACTTATACTAACGGTTATTACACTGGTGCGGGTGGTGTTGTATTGAATGGTCAAGCTAACGGTCTGATGATTGCGGGTGTGCCTGTAGTAGGTGCATCATGGGCAACTGCAGGTCGTGCTTTGATTATCGACTCTGACTACATCGAGAGAGTGCAGGTTAAAGGACTGGCTATTGACTTCTCATACGAGAATAACGATAACTTTGTGAAAAACATGGTTACCGCTCGCATAGAATGTCAAACAGAAATTAACTTAATGTTAGCCGCTTCTGCTGCTTACTGTACATTATATTAATAACTGAACAAATAAAAGGGCTTCGGGTAGCAATACCCGGGGCTTTTTTATTAGAATTATTATTGAAATTATTACGTAACTTTGTAAAGTGTGTTTGGTTCGTGTGATTCCCCTGCCTTTTGGTGGGGGTTTTTTGTTTTGTTTTTTGTAATTTTGTTTTATGCGAATTTTATTCTACGTTCCAAACTACGTTCATAACTACCTATCGGGGGATAGTGTAATGGCACATCAGATTGCCACCTATTTACATTCACAGGGAGATGAAGTAACCGTAATGCTTAACAAAGACTTTAAACCGTTTGAAATAGACGGGGTTAAGGTTATCCCCAGGAACTCAGGATTGATGCGTGAAATGGATGCTGTATTCTGCCAACTGGACACAACGGGGGAAACATTCAAACTGGCTACAATACCTATATTTTGGGTGATGCATAATACTTTCGAGTATCCGACAGTTAAGAATAACCCGCAGATAAATGTGGTTTACAACAGCGAGGCTGCTGTAGGTATGATGGGGTGGATAAACGATTACACCGTTTTAACCCCGCCTTTAGACCTTAATTATTACTCAGGATCCAAAGGGGAATACATTACTTTAATCAACTGCAACGAGAATAAAGGTGGTAAGTTTGTTTATGAGATAGCCAAGCGGATGCCCGATAAAAAGTTCCTGTTTGTGATGGGTGCTTATGGTACGCAGTTTCTACCTATTGACTCAACGCCGGTAAAGATAAACATTGATAACAAGCCTATAATTCAGGGCTTAGGGCATTTGGATAACGTAACCGTATTGGAAAATCAACCCGATATAAGAAAGGTTTATAAGCAGACAAGAATACTTTTAATGCCCAGTATTTACGAGAGTTGGGGCAAGGTTGGCAGCGAAGCTATGTGTAGTAGTATCCCGGTAATTGCTAATCCTACCTTTGGACTGGTTGAAAACTTGGGAAAAGGTGGTATCTTTGTACCATTAAAAGTAGATGATTGGGTGAAAGAGATAACCAAACTTGACAGTAAGAAAGAGTATTCAATTGCTGCCGTTCACGCCAAAAAAAGAGCCATTGAGTTAGCAGGTGATGCCAAACTTGAGAGGCTTAGAAACTTTGTAAAAAAGAAAGTACATGAACATAGAGCTAAAAAAGAGTACGTATAAAGAGGTTGATATACACGTATGGGAGAATGAAGGTACTTTTTTCTATATGGTAGGATGCTTTGCCGACACACGAACAGACGATGGAAGAAAAATGCAAAATTTAAACCAAGCAGTAAAAGAAGCTAAAAAGTTTATCGACTATGGCCTATAATAATATTTTGGATTACACCGATACAGAGGTTGAATACGTGAACGGCCCTATAACGGTTGCACAGGCTCAGGCTTTTTGCCGGGTGGAAGGAACGACCGCAGAACAGGATAGCCTATTCGCTTTGTGGATAAGAGCAGCAAGGACAAAGATAGAGCAGTACACAGGCCTTTCATTGATACCACGTTCTATTGTAGCTATATTAACGGCTCCGCAGGGTAACATGGAGTTACCTTTCGGCCCGGTAACGGGAACCCCTGCATTTGAGGATGAGTTTGGAACGGCTCAGGATATAACAACCAGGGGGCTAAGTTTCCCTTTCATTGTTAATCCGGTTGAATATACACAGGCTACCTATGATGCGGGCTATGAAGAATGCCCTGAAGAACTACAGGAAGCCATGTTATTACAAGTGTGTTATTGGTGGGAGAATAGGGGAGACCAGTCAGGAACGGGGATATTCGGCACGAGTGCATGGTGCCCACAAACCATTGCTATTTGTCAAAAGTGGAAAAGGACTATTGTATGATTCTGAACAGGAAAACAACGTCTATAACGGCAGGAGATTTAAAGGATAGGCTTACGCTGCTAATGCCCTCAGCTACTTCAAATGGGCGAGGCGGCAGCACAACGACCTATTCTGATTATTCGGAAGTATGGTGTAAGGCTATCCCTGCTAATAGTAGCAGAGAGTTGGCAGAATCCCAACTTACCTTTTATGATGCTTTTGTTTTCACTATCCGTTATTCAAGTGTGCCAATAACAGCAGACTGGCATATTACCTTTAAAGACAGGACTTATACGATACACACATTGGATAATATCGAGAGCCGTAACCAATATTGGAGGATTTTAGCTTATTCTAAGAACTTATGATAAGTATGAGCGTATCAGGAATTGAAGGGCTTAAAGAGGCTATAAACCGCAAAGAAAAGGCATTACTTGACGGGGTGGATACGATAATGGCTGAGGAGATTAGTAATATCAACAAGGAGCAGAAAATAAGAGCCCCTTATGATGCAGGGTTTTTAAGGGCTTCGCTTGATATGCAGAAAATAGCACCTTTGAACTATAAGTTAGTAAGCACCGGGCAAGGCTCTGAATATGCACCTTATCAGGAGTTTGGAACTGGTGGACTGGTAAGCATACCGCCTGGGCTTGAAAAAGAAGCTGCTTTGTACCGAGGGAAAGGCCAAAGAAAGGTAAACATGAAAGCACAACCTTTCTTTTTTGCCCCTGCTATTGAAGGTAAACAACGGATAATTAAACGCATAGTTCAACTGCTTAATAAATGAAGTACTTATTTAAATACCTTATACCAGCTTATTTTGACGCTTTAAACGGTAACGTAATAGTCCAAGGGGTTACCTTGCCTATTTATGACAGCGAAGCCCCAACGGGGGACTTTGGCTCTTATATCCTGTTAGGAGATAGAACTACTACCCAAACCCAGTATAGGGGCGGATTCACTCAAGAAGCTACCTTATTAGTTGATATCGTGGTAAAGGGTGATAACTTTGGATTTGAAGACTGTGAAGATGCAGCGGATCAGGTCTTAAGCCTGATTAACTCAGATGCAAACCCTGACTGTTCACCTGATTTTAAAGTAGTAACTACTTCAGTCTTATCCACTAACAGCCTATCAGGACTGAACAAGACCGATAATATCTACCGTACTTTAATACGGTTTCAGCACAATGTAATACAGTTATAATTTATACTAATTAGTAGGTAATTTTTTGTACTAATAAATTTGGTATCTTTGTATCAAATTATTTATAATGCCTACAACAGAAATCAATGGCCGGGATGTCATAGTATTGATTGACCCTGCCGGGGGTACGAGTTATAAGACCGTAGTAGCCCTGACTTCAAACACCATTACCAACGATGTAACGTCTTTGGATGGTTCCAGTAAAACAGGTAACGTATTCGTTCCCGGTGTAAAATTCAAAGCTTCAATCAGCGGTGAAGGTTTCTTGGTAAACCAAGCTACAGGAACCCCTACAAACCAGGGATTTGCTGAGTTGTATTCTTTGTTTACAGCCCGTACACAGTTTGCTATCAAATTTGGTAAGGTAACCCCTACTACAGGTGATCAAGGGTACACAGGTCCTGTTTACATTACTAAGTTAGAGCAGACTTCAGCCGATGATGCTTTGATTAAGTTCACCGTAACTTTCGAGTGTGCTAACCCTCCATTCACTCAGACAGTAACTTACTAATCATGTTCATACTTAACACACACACCGGAAGACAGGTACAGATGGAATGGGGAACGTATGCAATGTATTTGTATTGCGAGAAGCGGGGTATTGACTTGAAAGGATTTGCTGAAGAAATAAGCAGTCTACAATTCAATATCCCCGTTATCGTTAATATGCTACAGAGTGCAGTAATGGCTACTAAGCAGCCTTGCCCTGAGTTTGGGGAAGTCTGCGAATGGATAGATGAATGCGGCGGACTACTGGCACAATCAGGACCTTTACATGATTTCGCTAACTACGTTATTAAACGTACTGTTTTAAACGTATCAGGCGAAGAAGAAGAAAAAAAAAATCAACCTACGCTTTAACGTGGGATGATGTATTAGTAAAGGCTTCTGAATGCGGACTTCGACCTAATGAGTTTTGGGCAATGAGTTGGAAAGACTTTCAGATTATGCTTGTTGCCAATGAGCGAAGTGAGATAAACGAATGGCGAAGGGTTCGCTTTATGGGATGGCTGCAATACGTTACCAACACTACCGACAAGCCACACAAAAAGATTGAGGAATGGATGCCATTGCCGGGTGATGATAAAAAGGATAGAGGTATTCCGGTTGATGCTTCCGAAGTAGTGAGCAGATTAAACAAAATGTATGGCAACGGAAACCCTTAAAGTCGTTATAACTGCGGATAATAGAGAAGCAGTAGGTTCATTAGCACAACTAAGTAGTTCTCTAAGAGAGGCACAGCAAAAACTTTCATCATATAAAAAGGTTGCCGAAGAATTAAAAGGGGTTAAACTTGCAGAACATTATACTTTAACCAAAAGGGAACTTACAAGCCTTAATGAAGCAATTTCTCACAATGCATTAGGGATAAAGGTACAGACAGACTTAATAAAAAACCTGAAAAATGAAATGGCGGGTGCTGATTTAGCAAAGCCATTTAGAGATTCTTTTTCAGTTGTAAGGCAGTTAGCTTACATACTTCCTGGCATGGGTATTGCCGGAATTTTTAATTTAGCTTTTGAAGGGATATCTAAGGCTACTGAATCTTTGGGATTATTCGGCAAGAAGGTTGCTGAAGTAGATAAACAGACGCAAAAATTTGAAGAGAACGCAGCCAAAGAGTTGGTTTCATTCAGGGAACTAACAGCAGCCGCAGCCAACGGGAATATACCATTAGAACAAAGAAAGGTTGCTATTGAAAAGCTGCGTGAATCTTACGGTCCTTTCTTAAAAAACTTATCAGACGAGCAAATTTTAGCGGGTAGTTTAGGGGATAGTTACACACGTATAACCGATGCTTTAAAGTCAAAGATTGCCTTACAGGCATTGGAAGAAAAGGTTATCCCGATACTTAAAGATCAATTAGAATTACAGATTAAGCAAGAGGCTTTAGCCAAGCAGATAGCCGATGGCGAAGCTGCTGCAACGGCTTATAAGTTAGCTGATAAAAGTAAACTAAGGGATGCTGATAAAAGGTATTATACAGAAGCTTCTATTTACGCAAAGAAAGCCAAGTCTGAATACGAA